TATATTTTTAAGTGTGATAAATCTACAACTTTTTTTTCACAATCACACATATTATAAAAAAGATATTAATAGGGAAATGTTGTTAAACTTTTTACGAACAAAGTCCAACCTATTTCTATATCTTTAAATATTAATCTGTTGTTGCAGTTAAACCTGTTGAAGCAACTGTAATTCCTGTTGCAGAAGGTACATACTCTCTTGGCATTTCAAATTGTCTTGCCATTAGAGAAATAGTAACTCCATTCTCATCAGAATAAGCAGCACCTGAACCACCTTCAGCACTTGCAAATTGTCCAAAAGTTTGACTTCTTGATGCTACACTTTCATTTCTGTATTTATGAGAAACACCTAAAACAAAAGCCTTGTCATTAGTATCTACTGCTATTATCATTAAACAAGCATTTAACATATCTTGTATTGCATTAAATTTACCAACCTCCATTCTTGGAAGCATAAAAGATAGTCCACATTCAAAAGCAGTTGAACCATTCTCTTTAGTTGCATTGATAGTTAATGCAGGAGTTTCATTTTTAAACTCATACACACCCCAATCAGCATCAGTTCCACCAGTATCTTTAATACTTGTAATTGTATGTACGCCTGTACCTCCATATAAGATTGTATCTCCAGCAGCCCAAGACCTTAGTAGTATTTGTTTTATACCACCTGTTGCTTGTAAGTCTGTGCAGTCAATCGCTAAACCTGTATCTATTGCCATTTTTTTATTATTTTATTAGTTATTAGAAGTAATTAAGAGAGTGCTTTTACACACTCTCTATTATTACATTATTGTTATATACAAAGTCCCCATTGAACAAGTGAAGGGTACAAGAATTGTACACCTAACTTGAAGTAACCTCTGAAGAACATTTTTTCTTCTAAATCATCATAAAATACTTTGAAAGAACCTTCTGGGTCTGTTACATCAGTACCGATAATTAAGTTCTCAACTGCACAATAACATACACCATTGTTGTAGTTAGAAGCAGAATCAACAAAGATTGCTGGGTTTAAGTCAGTTAAGATAGTGTCCCACTCATACATAGGTACTAATTCTACACCTCTAAAAGATACTCTCCTTAAACCATCTTGAGTATTAACGATTGCTAAGTCAGCAGAAGAACCTTCTAAGTTTGCTAAGTAAGCGTTAAATACTTTAGGAGTTACGAACATCTTTTTCTCACCTGCAGGAACTTGTTGAAGTGCTGCTGGTGCTGAGTCATACGCTTGTCTGATTAATGCGATTGCCTCACCTGCAGTAGGTGCTGTAGGAGCAGTACAAGTTGTAGTAACTTTTGCACCATTAACAGTTGTATCTGAACCCATTAAACTCATCCATCCTGTTAAAGCATCATAGTTAGAAGTAGAAGCATCTCCACCCCACGCTAATCTTACTATATCAGAACCAACTCCTGCTACTGCTCTGTTTACGATTGCATCTCCTAATTGAGTTCCCTCAACATTCATTACATCTACACCAGAACGATACATTTCTTCAATATAAGTTCCAAAGAACTCTTTTGAACATTGCTCTAAAGCAACTCTACATCTACCTGCAGTAATTGTTTTATCATCAATGTTAAAGTTTTGTGAACCACTTGCATTTGAACAATCTGTGTAAGGTTGTACTATTTTAGTTAGAGCAGCAGAAGTGTAAACATTCATTACGTGCTTAACATTAGGAAGAACCCTATAGTTACGCATAATATCATCACTTCTAAATACTGGCTCATAAAATATTTCGTTTAAATCAGCACCACTGTAAGTTGCAGTGATGTTGTCATTTGCTACATTTGCCATTTTTTTTTATTTTTTTAATTATTAAATTTGTTTCTAATTCTTGATGCCATTGCATTGTAAAAACCTGCATTAGCATCTTCTGTCTTGTTTTCAACTACTGCAGGGTCGCTTTCAGTTTCAATTTCTGTACCTTTAGCATCTGCTTTGTTGATTTTAGCGTTTAACGCCTCAACTTCTACTGTTAAAGTTTCGTTAGTTCCTTTTGAAGCAACTAATTCTTCCTCTAACAAAGAAATTTTGTTTGATAATTCAATGTTACCAGTTTCAAACTCAGAAATCTTATTCATGATTTCATCATTATCCCCTAAATTAACAGTTATCATAGTTTGTTCAGCAACATCTTCAGAAACTTTTACATCACCTTTTACAGCAGTAACAATCTCTTCAACTTTGTTGTTAAACCATTCTTTTAACTCGTTAGTCATTTTTTTGTTATTTATATTAATACTTAATTTATTCTGTATTTCTTCTTGTGTGATGTTCTTAAATTTAGAAACATCATACTTTGCAGCCACTTTAATAGAATCAGAGATAGTGTCAATAAAACCTAACTCAAATGCCTCATTAGCATTTAGCCAAGTTTCTTCATCCATCATCTCAGCAAGAGCATCATAAGATAATCCTGTCTTTTTTCTATAAATATCTGTAAGTTCACTTGTGATTTTATCAAGAGTATCTGCAGTCTTTCTCATATCTTTTGACTCACCCATTGTTCCACCCCAAGCATTATGTATCATAAATAAAGAGTTTTCTGCCATTACAACCTCATCTGCACCAAGAGCAATAATAGTAGCAATACTTGCTGCTATACCCTCAATATAAACTGTAGTCTTAGCCTCTCTCCTTTTGATTACATTATACATTGCCATACCATCAAATACATCTCCACCTAAACTGTTAATGCGTAAATTGATAGGCATATCTTTTAATCCTTTAATGTCAGTAATGAACTCTTGTGCAGTTACACCATAAGTTCCTATTTCATCAAAGATATAAATGTCAGCAGTTTGACCTGCCTTGTTCTGAATGTTATACCATTTTTCGTTCATAGGTGCAAAAATAGAGTTTAAAGAAATTAATTTTACCTAATTTTCTTACAAAACTTTTAGTATGTTATATTATTAGATGGAATTGCTTTCTTTCTTTCCTTGTAGACTATGTTCTGTGCCTGACTTTCACTTATCTTATATTTAATAGATAAGTCCATCCAAGTATAAGTTCTACTACCTTCATTACCTACTAACATTCTATCAAAGTCAGCAATAATCATATAGTTCCTTACTCTCTTAGGGTCTATTATACCTTTCTCAACAAGATGTCGTATCATATCCTTGCAAGTTGGTGATTGACCAAATCGCTTTTCTAATTCAACTCCACAAATATCAATGAAGTCTTTAACTACATCTACCTTATTTTGTCTTTCTTTTTTTTGAGGCATTTTTCTTTTTAGGTGTTTGTTCGGCTTCAATCCATTCATCTACCATAGTTTCCCAAAACTTACATACTGCTGCTCTACAAGAAGTACAATTCATATCTTGCTTATGTTGAGGAAATAATAAGTGCCATTCTGCAAACATTAATCCTAAAGATTCTGCTTGATAAGTTGGAAAGTTTTTAGTATGGTTTTTGTTTCTGATAACTGCTTCAGTCATCATATTTCTTTTTTGCTTACTGTAGTTTTCAGCGATTTCTTTAAAATTCATTTGTAAAGTTTTACCATTTATTTTTAGGACATTTACCAAAAAACTCTTTTGTTAATGATGTCTTTGCATCTAGGAAACACTTACATTCAGCACATCTTGCACCTCTTGTTATCTTTGGTTTCTTTAGTAACATAAAGTTTCGGTAAAAACTACAACTTTTACATATATCTAATCTCTCTAACTTGGTTTTTTTATCAACAAACATTTGTTTATTTCTTTGATTATTAAATTGTTGCCTCAGATTGTATTACACTTACTGAGTTTTGACTATCAGTAATATCTGCTTCAACTACTACTACTTTACTAGAACTCCCCATTGCACCCATCATTTGATTCTGACCTATTGCATTGAATTGTTGTTGGCTAAATGAAGGCTGATTAAGTAATCCACCATCTGCAAACTTAACACCACCTCCTGCAGAGTTCATTGCTGATAATTGTCTGCTAAACATTGCTGTACTTCTTTTATTTATAACAGCCTCACCACCTTCTAATTCAACCACTCTACCACCTACTGCAAACTTCTCACCACCTTGTGCGTGTGATTTACCATGCACTAACCCTCCATTTGCAAACTCCTCAATCATTCCTCCATCTCCAAATGAACTTTTCATTGATTTTATTAAAGATAAAGTAGAAGCCATAGATGCTATAAGTCCAACTACATTTATAATTTTTAAGTACCAAGGGGAATCTGCTGCTGCACTTGCTATTGCTTTCCCATAGTCAGCCATTGCCTCAAAACTTGTTGCTATTGCTGCTGCTCTTGATATTTGTATTCCTGCTTGTTTAACACCTTGTAAGTTTTTCTCCTCTCCTGCAATAAATATTAATTGATTACCAATATCTTGCATTTCACCAATCTTATCTTGCCTATCTTTCTTTTCTTTTTCATCTTGGTCTAACTTTTCTTGAGCAGCCTTAGCCTCTGCAGCAACCTTCTCAGAAATCATCTTTAACTCATTGTCTAGTATCTGACCATTAATAGCAGCAACATCTTCACCATAAGCAATATTAAGATTTTTCATGTTCTCAAGATGTGCCTGTTCTAACTCAAATGCTATTAAATTATAATCTTCTTGAGTTATTTCTTTATCTATTAAATTTTGTTTTTCATCATTTAGTTCTTCTTGTAACGCTATTTTTAAAGCATCTTGACTTTCTTTAAATTCTTGTTTCTCTAATGCTAATGCTTCTCTTGCTGCTTTTGCTTTTTCCCTTTTAGTTTTTGCTGCTGCTTTTTGCTTATCTCTTATCGCCTGTTGGTCTGATTGGAATTGTTTTGCATTAGCAGTTTCTACTGAAGTAGTTTCTTTCTCCTTTTGAACTTTAACTTCTTCTGCTAAATCTTTTATCGCTAGTTTTGTTGATTCAAATATCTGAGTTTTCTCTGCAAGTTTTTCTCGTTCTTCAGCAATTTCTTGTGCATACCAATTTATTCTTGCTCCACTCCCATCACCTATTAATTCAGTAAGTTTATCTTCTGATTTTCCAACTTCCCACTCTTTTCCACTCAAAGATTGCTTTAGAAGGCGCATTTCTTCCTCCAATTCCCTAGAGAGAGTAGTAGTCCATCCTTTATTGCCTGTTACTTCTGTCAACCTCTCACCTTCTTTTACTGCTTCTTTTGCTGCTTGTGAGGCATTAACAAACATATCTGTTGCAATATCCTCAGTACTCTTTAAGTCATCTGACCATCCATTTAATATGAAAGTCCAAGTCTTTACAGCAGTTCTAAGCATATTAGATACATTACTAGAGCCTGTCATAATTGCTAACTGAAACCCCTCCCATGCAGATTTAGCAGTAATTATATCACCCTCTAATGTATCAGCCATAATATCAGCCATTTCTTGAGCAGCACCATTAGCCTGTTCTAAAGCATCTGTCAAATCTAAAATAGAGGCAGTACCATTAACCATTGTCGCAAATGCTGCCACTTGCCTCAAATCAACAAGACCCATTATCTCCTCATTAGATAATCCTTCTTCATTTAATTGGATTAATGCTTTTTCTAAATCAGCACTACTCTTAACTGTAAATCCTAAATGTTGAGATAAATCAGATGAGGAATCTTGCATTTTCAAAAATATATTCCTCATAGATGTACCTGCAATAGATGCTTCAATACCTGCATCTGTTAATTTACCCATAACTGCTGCTGTACTCTCAATAGATACTCCTGCACCTGCTGCAATAGGTGCTACCTTAGTCATGGATGTTTGCCACTTTTCAATATCTAAAGCAGAACTTGTAAACGCTACTGCCATTACATCAACTACTCTTTCAGTTTCTGATGCATCTAAATTAAAACCTCTTACTGCAGCACCTGCCACTACTGCTGCTCTCGCTAAATCTGAACCTGTTGCAGTCGCTAATCTTAATGTTGCTTCTTGTGCATCTAATATCTCAGAAGTTGTAAACCCTAACTTAGCATAGTTCATTTGCAATTCCCCTACTTGTGAAGCAGTAAAGAATGTAGTTCTACCTAATTGTTTTGCTGTAGCATTTAGTTTCTTAAAGTCTTTTTCAGTAGCACCAGTTGTTGCTTTAACTTTAGCCATTTGAAACTCAAACTTCTTAAATGTGTTGATTGCAGCACCTATTTGCTTGTTTATAGCACTAAAAGCAGTAACAGCCAAACCAATCCCTGCAGCCATCTTCCCAAAACTCTTAGTTGATTTATCTGCTGTTTTACCTACTCTTTGTAAATCCTTATCCCCTTTTACTACTACCTGAACTACAATTTTCTCTGTATTTGCCATATTAATATATATTAACTAACTTTTGCTTTTGTATTATTTTTAATTTTTTCTCTAATCATACTTGCTACATCTTCACCAATAGATGGTGCTAACTTGATTGCTACTTCTTTACTAAACTTATTTGCTACATATCCTGCAAAGTTTGTTCTTCTAGGTAATTTATTTCCTTCATCATAAAATTCATAAGGGTCTCTCATTGACCCATTAAAATTCCTATTACCATATCCACTTTTAATCATTCTTTTTAAAATTAAACTTGGACTACTACCACCTGCAGGTTCTACTAAAGTACCATTTCTTCTTTTTGCATTTAACCAACTTTTTATTGCATTAAGATTTGGTATTTTAGCAAAAGAAGGATTATTAACAGCCTTCCAATAACTAACAGATGAATGTATGCTCAAAACATTACCTTTAATATGATACCTCAACCCTCTACTTAACCTACCTGTAGCGTTATGCTTTTGTGCAATAAGTTCTTTCTGCAAACCTACCTTTAGCATTTGACCAACAACCTTTAACTGCTTTAATGTCTTTTTGAATTTAATCATCAGAAAGTATATTACCTGAGTTTCTTCTTAATACTTTATGGTCATTACCCCACATATCAGTAGCATAAACAGGTACTAAGTATTCTTGCTTTTCTTTTATTGATATACTTGTTATTGCTACACTAACTGAATGTGAATCATCTGTAGTAAAATATATCTGAATAATATCATTAGCAGTTTCAGCAGTAAATGTTGAGGTTATAATATTAGTAGAGGTATTGCTAACAGGATAATCTATTCTATTAGTACTTGTTTGTGTAAAATCATCACCATTAGGTCTGTATGTGTTTACATAAATACTACCTGAATCTGCACTAATAGCAGTTTGAATTTCTACCTGATATTCATTACCTGAAATTAAAGATAGTTTCTGATACATACCACTATATGATTGCAATCCACTATGTTTCTTTCCAGAGAATATAAAAAATCCACTACTTGATGTAGGTGCTGGTACTAATGTATATGGAGAACCACTTGTATGATACCTGTACCATCTTCCTATATCAGATGCAGGACTATTTATTAAAGCATCAGTATGTGGGTTTACTGCTGTTGTAGCATAATCTGTATCTGAGCCAAGTTGAGATATATAAGCAGAAGCATCACCCCAATTCAAATACTCCCCATTATAAGTTGTTATACTAGAAAACACATCTAATCCACTTTGCTGTGCTATTCCTCTACTTGATATTTGTTTTCTCTCTGTCATATTTTATAATCCTATATAATCATTATTGTCATCTACAGCAGTACCAAAACCTCCTGTATTATTGTTACCACCAAAAGATGGTGCTGTTGCTGCAAATGCACCCAACTGAAGCCATTCAACTAACTCTACTTTTGTAGGTTGATTTTTATTTGGTTGATAATCAACTACTTTATTTATTCTCCAATAAACACCATCTATATATACTAATTTTCTAAAATCTAAATTAATAATGTCTGTTGTTTTTAAGTCAATATAAACAGTTCTTAATCTTGGTTTTGCCTTAAACATCTCAAACATATTTTTATAATATGTTTCAAATAAACCCTTACCTGCTGAATAAGATGAATATACTCCTGTTGCATCATCATAATCTCTTACACTAACATTACCATAAGATAGTATTGGACTTGAACTATCATCTCTATTGATTGATGTTGCTTGAGGGTATATATTTGATGTTGTGAAAGTGTTGGCTGCATTTGCTGATATAAATCCAGTTGTACTAGCCCAAGTTTGAACCTGTGCTATTTTAATATCAAAACCTGCTGCTGCAGTAGGTGGTGAGTATTTATTCCAATACAATAATCTTGGTAAAAACTCATATCCTTTAGGAGGTCTGCTTGTGTCGGTTGAACCTGGTGTTCCCTCCCACAAAACAGCAGAATATGCTGTGTCTATTTGTCCACCTGTAGTATCTTGGTCTTTAGTATTATAAGTTCCTGCAAAGAATGGGTTTTCATATTTACTTTCACCCTTCTCAAAAGTTTTAGGTAGTGTTTCTTGATATGGATATTCATCTTTTATTCCATCAAACCACACCTCACCTCTCTGCTCAACTTTCTTATCTTTACTATCTGGTTTATATTGAAAAACAACATCTCTTTTTAAGTCGCTTTGAATCCACTTATCCTCTATTTTCCTACTTCTATCTAATTTATAAGTCCAATCTATTGCATCAGCATAATCATTATAGAAAGTATTAAACGGCTCTATATTTACAGTCTTAATAGTTTCATCAGTAGTCATTTTAAGATTAAATGCGTGTGCAATACCTTTAACAAAATCAATCTGTTTGTAATCTTTATTAATTACTTTATCTAAGTCATAAGTCTGACCATAATCAACCGATTCAGAGTTAAGAGTAATATCAAAAGTACTAGAACTTCCTGATTTAAAGAAAATCCAAACTAAAAACTCTTGCCAATTTCTTTGAGCACACCATAACCTAGTACCTAAAGTTAGTCTTATTTTATCACCTTTGTTTAACCAAGTACCCTGCATATTAATACTAGGCATATTTTCGTAAGAAGTTGAGGCATCTGTATCAAAATCTACATCTTGATTTATTACATGGTAATACTCAGATGAATTTATTGTAATCCAACTTGTCTGACCTACTGTTTGTAATTCTAAATTTATCCTAGTATCAATTTGGTCTATCTCAACATCATCACCACCACCCTTATATGCTCTTGCAATTTTTGATTGTATTCCACTTAAATTTATATCATAATAACCATACTCTCCTATTGTTATATAGTGAGTAGTAGAATCTACATAAGACCCTTCATCTAAAGTTATATTAAGATTTGTTGCTGCATCTATCTCAAGCAATTCTCTACCTGCACCACTCCAAAAATAATTACCATCATCTTGTTCTAAAGCACCTTCATAAAGCCTTTGAATACCATCTTCTGTAATTACAGGAAACCCTGAACCTGTTGCACTCATACTAACACCATTTGTAAAATTACTTTCTACAGAATACTCATCATACTGTTCTTCAGCATTATTATATTTAAAATTAGGTAATAACCATACCAACTTTTTAAACATATCTGTTTCCATAAAAGTTGAATTTATACTATATCCAACATCACCAACTTGACTAAATATCTTTTCTAATGTATCTTTAACAAATACTGCAGGTCGCCAATCTGCAGATGGGTTAGGAGTTTCGTAACTATCATTATAATCATCAAATCCATAATAACCTGTAGAACCATTAGTAATAGGCTGAGTGGATGCAGTATCTAAAAGTTGTATTGTTTTTTGCTGTCCATCAGGATTGTATTTTCCATAAGAAACAATAGGATATACTATTGGAGATGTAGATGAATCACAATCTTCATCTTGCCAAGTAGCCATAATACTC